AATTACGTTAGCAACGATATCACTCGCTACAATCGATCCAGGATAGTAGTTCTTAAACGTAGGCTTCTGAGTAGTAGGGTCTGTGTAAAACACTCCGTTAAAAACGCCAAGGACTTTATCGGAAGTAGCAGCAACTGCTCTTTCGATTCCACCACCAGTTACAGGTTTTACCAAGTCACCTTGGAAAATTGCAGTACCATAGTTACTTGCAATTCTGTATCTGTTTTGTGCGTTTATAAATGGAGAGCCATCCAACTTTCTTACGGGTCTTAATCCGTATTTCTCAGCAGTATTTGCCATGTTTTTTCTCCTTTATAAGTTACAATTTACTTTGGGGAGGTTATTGTCACAAAATTAGGACTTATTCCCACCACCAAAAGTTACGCGAGATTGTCTATTAATATTAATAGGCATCTCAGGTCGTTGTTCCTTCATGACATCGTTATCTACCATGTCTACTCTGTCTTGAGTAATTCTTTTGAAATACTCAGCACGGCTTTTTGCGATTTCTTCAGGTATCCTTCCCAACACAAGGCCAGCAACCCCGATCAAACCTGCGTATTGTCCTTGTCGAATTACAGGGTAAGCATGATCACCTAATTGATTTTTAATCTCTTCGGCTCTCACAAATTCCCATCCTTCTCGCATTTTCTTAGATACGTTAGCCGCATCTTGAAAACCCATTGACTCGGTTCTTATCCATCTATGGACATAACCGTCTGGCGCAGGTGGTGCATCCAGAGATGATGGTGGCGCCCAAGGTTTATTTCTTTGTTCTTTAACCTCGTTTGACGCGCGTGAAGTTCTATTTATTTTTTCGCTCATACTATTGTACCTCCTTCACGTATTTAGCGTATTCTTCTAGTGGCACCCCTAATTTTTTGGCAATAGCCACCTGTGATTTGGTGAGTCTCACAGCTTTGCGTCCTTGTTGTTTTCTTCCAGCGGAAGCAACGGTTTGGACGGGTTTCCGTTGAATCTCAGTTTCAGATTGAGCAAACTTATGAGGAAAATTTTCCTTCATTCGTTTGTCAACTTCATTATAATACTCATCACTTTCAACATCAATACCCATACCCACTAGCTCTTCATGTATGGTAAATGCTGCATTAGTCATGATTTTATCATTACCAAACCAAGTATTTTTACCTGCCCAACTTTTGGCTTTTTCACTAGCCTCAGCTGGTTGTGTATTTTGTATCTCTTGCTCTGGTTTTTGAGATTTTTGTTCTTCAAGAGTTTTTAACCTTTGCTCTCTATCTGCCATTTTAATTCTAGCTTTTTCTTTTTCAACAGTAAGTCTAGTAAGCTCGTCATTTGCTTCCATGATCTTTTCTGCATCATTAGCTTCAATGGCATCTTTAAGTTTTTGTTTGACTTGTTCTCTTTGAGAATCTACTCTTGCATCAAACTCCTTAAGATACTGTTCATCTGCCGTATCATATTTTTTTTCAGAATCAGAATATTTTTTCTGTAAACTTTTAGCATAATCAAGAGCAGCTTTTTCTCTTCTTTCTGCTTCACGATATCTTCTAGTAAGTTTATCGATTCTTTTCTGAACACCCTCAGAAAAATCTTGTAAGTTATTTTCTTTAGGTTCTTCAGGTTTATTTTCTTGAACAGGTTCTTCTACTTCTTCAACTTCTATTTTGTCTTCAGTTTTAGAATCATGTGTTTGATAACCTAAATCTACTTCGCCTTTGTATAGATCTGGTTTATCATCTTTTTTCTGCTCCTCCTTTATTTCAACCGATTCTTCTTTGACATCATCGGTATCTAATTCAACTTCAGGTTGTTCCTTTGGTTGCAACTCTTCTTTTGACATTTTTTATTACTCCTTTTTAGTATAGATGAAGAATATCTTCTGGTTTATCAATAGTAGCGATGATTTCATCATCGTTTAAAATACGGTGTTCACCATATTTTGTTTTAAATCTTGAGCCTGCGTACCTGCCATAAATTACAAACTGTCCTTGTTTACACCAAGGCCCTTCAGGAAATTTTGATTTGTCTTTGTAACAAAGCTCTCCTAAAGCTACAACCAATCCAACAACTGTTGTCATTTGAATTGTTTCATTTGCAGTATCAGTTAATATAATACCGCCCTTAGTTTTTTTAGGTCCAGCATAAGGTCTTACAAGTAATCTGTATCCAACTGGTTTAGGTATTAGTTCAAGATATTTTTTGATCCCTTCTGGATCAGTAGGTATCTCCATTTCTTTTGACTCTGGAGCAACCTTTTGTTTTGCGTTTGATAGTCCAACTAATGAACTATCAGGTGTTACTATCGTCATCGATATTCTCCTCTGTTTTCTGCAGGTCTTTTAGATCCTGTAGCAGCGTTTCATAAGCGCTGAGTTTCCCTCTAGAATACTGGAGTTTATCGATTGTGTCTACATGGTACACTAAGTCCTCTTTGACTTTATCCATTTCTTTTTTAATAAAGTGTCTTAGTGCTTGTATTGTGTCTAGATCAAGATTCATTCTTTTCTAAACAGAGCTTATTTTTGCCCTTTTCAAGTCCTTTAAAACCATAATATTTCATAATATTCGCTATTAAATTCATATCATACATAGGATAGTCATCAAACACAAATCTTGTAATGGGTGCTGTTCTTTGTGCAAACCAGACAGCTTCAGTAATTACATCTCTTGTCATATGAGGCCCATCAAAATGTACAAAAGCAAATTTTGAATCTCTATGCTTTGATATTGTCATGAAATCAATATCTGTCATGTTACACAAAGTAAATTTACCTTGTTTACGATAAGGCATCAAATCATATAGCATCTGATCTCTTAAGGTATCTGAATAAGTAGGAGCAACTCCTCTCTCATAGCCTTTCCATTGATAATCTTTTTGTTTGTCGAAATGCTGATATTCTAAATCACCATATGGATCAACACCCACATGGATATAATTATTAGTGATATTGTCCATAATAACTTTAGACCCATATCCCTTATTAACTCCGATCTCACATGATTTATAACCTTGGCAATCAAATCCTTTAGTCCATCTTTTAAGTAATTCATATTCAAAACTATCTCCACTTATCATGAAGTACTTATAACTAATCTGTTTTTGAAATCAACTACTTCTTGCCCTTGAAGATTTGAGTGCCCTTTATCCCATAAACGCTCGCCACGACAAGAATCCAGAGATTTGTGAACCAGCTCGGAAGCTGAGAGAAGTATTCAAAGAACAATTTTACCTTGTCCATAGCGGTTGGATCTTCACTTAGAACTGCCCAAGCGAGCACCAACACGGGCGCGGACAAAATCAATAAAATAAATTCGTCCTTATAATCATTTTGTCGAGCTTCTAGAAGTTTGCCTTGGTAAGCTTCCTCCCCTGCTGCCATCTTCTGTGCATGCATTAGTTGAGCATCTGACATTGCTTGTTTTGTCTTTTGACGATTCGAGTAAATATGCGCTCCCGTCTTTACTGCCATTCCTAATAGATTGAACCATGCCATAATAATTTTCTTTTCTCCTTTTACAGAAATAGGGTAACATTTTATGCAGAATTTTTAAAGCCTCTAGCCCTGTAACCTTCCAACGATAAATTGTTTTGTAGTGATTATCATATTCTTTCTTAGAAACACTGCCTTTTTTAAAGAAATCGTAGAATTTGTTTACTACATCAATATCTGTCATTTGTACTTGTATTTCTATTCGTCTTGGTTTTTTACCATTACTAAAATGGCCAAAACACCCTTCTCCCTCAAATATTCCTGAAAGGAATATTAATTTTTGTTGGTTAGAAAGAAATTCAAACATTTAAAGAAGATCTTTTATGTAGTCTCCACCCTTAATTATTATTTCTCCACCTTGGGATTTTTTATTTTTGCCAAAACTTCTAATGTATCTTAAAGCTTGATCTATTCTAGAATCTACACTCGATGTTAAATCAGTTTGATTATCAAAAGCATCATCAAATTTTTTATGTAAGTCTGGTCTATTTTTTAAGACCCTTTTTGCAATCATACTTCCAATATATTTAGTAACCATGATTTAAATTCCTACAAAGGATACAACCCTTTTTAAATTTTTCATGTTTCCAACAAGGATATAAAATTCTTTTTTTTGATTCGTATACTCTTGGTTTAAAAAGCAAAGTCTTAATAAAATCTAGTAACCACGTTAACATTATCTTACACCTATAAATTTAAAACCTTTTACTTGAATATTATTGTTACCAGGGTAAACATTTTTATTTGTTGATTCTCTATGAGGACACTTCATTCCACCTTCACCAAATTTAACTGGTGGTATATTAGAATTAGGCCCTTTCTTTGGTGGTGGTCCTGATTTTTTTCCTATCATAATAAATCCTTATCTACGTTATCTGATATTATCACTTCTCCACCCTCATCATAAGCTCTAAAATCTTTTAAAAAATCGCTACCAGGTCCTTTTTTAAAAGTTTTAGCTATTTGAGTTGTTGGAATTTTACATGGAGGATTACTTCCATCAGGACATAAGCCTGGCATGTTATTATTATCACCTCCAGTTGGTGGAGTTGGATTTTTTAATAATCCTGCATCTTTCATGTAACTTTTTCCAGCAGGACTCATTACATCAATTGGTTTTCCTGTGGTTCTATAATAATCTCTAGTTATAGGCATTCCTGCATTACCTTTTTTAGTTCTTCCTAATATGTCTTCACCTTTTGCAGTTTGAAGTCTAGCTTTTTTTTGAAGATTGCTTGCAGCTTCTACAGCATATCCAACAAAAGGAACTTGACCTATTAATGCGCCAGCAATATTTAATCCTGTTGTAACAGGATTTACACTTTTACTTTTGGTTGTAGCAGCGGGTGGTGGGTTATTTGTTATGGTAGTGCCTTTACCACCACCAGTATTTGTTGGTGTTTCTCCATAATATCCAGAGCCTGTTTCAAACCTTGAGTGTGAGTGATCGGAACCTTTGTTTACAGAAGCGCTTACTGACGGACTTTTAAAATCTGATCCTGCGCCAGCATCCATTCCTCCACCTCTAAATTTTTTAATTTTTTTTCGCATTTCTTCTCTCCATTTGCATCGCTTGTAATTGTAACTTATCTCTAGCTACTTTTAAACGATCATCAGATTGTTGTTCTTGGTTTTCAACTTTCATTTTTTCAAGATCAAGTTTTTCATCAAATTGAGATTCTTTAACATCAAAATCCATTTGAGTTTCCATTGCTTTTCTTTGCATATCCATTGCTTTAAGATCTAGTTCTCTTTGTTTCAATTGAACTAATGGATCAGGTTTTTGTGATCCTATTTCTTCCATGGCTAATTGTTGAGTAATCTCTGCAACACGTTTTGCAACCATACTATCAAATTGAACTTTAAAACCTTGAGGATCTTGTTGTTGCATCATCTGCATATTTGGATCTTCTTGTATCGCTGCACCTACTTCTCCGTGCGCTTTCATTGCAATATGGTCAGAAATATGACCTTGTAACAAAGCATATACCATTGGATTAATTTGAACCATTCTTGTTCCCATAAAAGCTCTATGAGCAGCTATATGTGCATCATGATCTTGTTCTGGAAAAGCTTTTAACATTTTCATTTGTAATGCTTTCGCATTTTCAGTTGCAGGATCTTCAGGAATAGGTATTTCTGCAGGTTTTAACAAAGTATCAATCTGTCTTGTGCCTAAAGCTTCATATACACGTCTGTATGCTTCGTGAAGATTGTGCATTTGAGGATTTGACATAGCTATTTTTAAATTTTCATTCGCTAAAGTAACTCTTTGTGACATTGAAAAGATATTTGGGTCTGCAACAGGTATTACATCGACTCTATCGTCAAAATCTTGTATTTTTACAGCTCTATCAGCACCATAAACTGCATATGGATACACAGGAGGTAAGTATTCAGAAAATATTTTGCTTAAAAGTCTAAATTCTTGCCTCATTGCATAGTAACAACGCTTGTGAATAGCACTCATGACCCTTGAACCACGCTCCAAGAGGGCAATTGTAGTGCCAACTGCTCTATTTTGCTTATCTTCACCTAATTGCATGTCTGCAATAGCCGCAAAACGCTGTCCAGCTTGAACAACAAACCCTAAAAGTTGAAATAATGTGCCACTTGGTTCTTTAAATGGTAAAATTTGGAACTGATCTTTGATATTTCCGCCTGGCGCATCCACATCTCTGAACTCTCCAGGTTGAAAAGGTTGCTCATCGTCTCTAATTCTTATGCCTCTAGACTTAAAACCTGCTGGTAAATTAGCTAAAGTACCTGCATCAAGTAATTGTCTTAGTGCTGAGGTAGCTCCTCTAGATAATCCACCGATCATATGTATTAAACCAAACCCATAGAAGCCTAAACCAGGTAAAAACTTGTAATGAACAAAGTATTCTCTTCGTTTCATCATTTGATCATCTTGGTTATAGTTTCTGTAGATAGATAATATTTGTTGTGATCCTTCATCGATAGTTACAATGTATGGAACTTTTACATTTTTCTCTGGGTTTTCAATTTCAAATTCTTCTAAATTTAAATCAACATGCATTTCTAAAATATTGTATTGATAATCTTTTTGTCCTGAAGGTTTGATACCTTCTAATTCATTAAGCTTATCTTGTACTGGATTCTTTTCAGGTTGTTTGGGCATTAATTCTATATCTCTATAAAAACCTGCCTTTTGTTTTTTAAGAACATCGTTCTCACCCATTTTTACAACGTGGGTAATTCTTTCACAATCTTTTAAATCTGTTGCATAATAAGGTACAATTAAATCTTCTGCTGGAACAAATTTAGAAACTGCTCTTTGCATAATTTCATCATAATAAACTTTTTTGAATGTTGAACCTGATAAAGGTAAATAAAATAATAGCTGATCAAATTCTGGAGTGTACTCTTCCATTTTTTCCATGATCATATAGTTCATAAAATCTTGAACTCGTTGTGCTTGGTTTTCTGTTTCAGGTGTTCTTGCACCAACTACTTGTGTTCTTACGGGTCCTTCTGATGGTAATAATTCTTTGTAAGCTTGTGCTTGAAATTGTGTTACTGCTTCTGCAAGTAAAGGGTGTGTAACACCACTTGCACCTTGAAAGGGTCTTGTTTGATCTTGATATTTAAAACCTAATAATTCTAAACCGTTTGTATAAGTTTGTTCCCAATCTGCTCTTGATACTTTGTCTTTTTTGTAATCTTGTAAAAGAGTTGATGATAAACGACCTAAAGTTCGTTCATCCATTTCCTCTGCTAGGTTGTCATAAAATTTATCAGCGGTTTCTTGTTCTTCTTCAAGAACTTCTTCGTCCTCTGGACCTTCTACAACAACCTCAGTTTCTTCGGTAACTTCCTCTTCTGGAAGCTCGTTTTGTTTCTCGACTTCAGCCATTAGTAAATTTTAGTTTTTTTCGGTCTCGCTAATTTGTTTCCTCTAGATTCAACTTCAACATGAACTCCAGTGACAGCTTTAATCATTTTACCAGCTTTAGCACCTTTAGGCATACCAAACGCATCTGAAAATGCGTCACCATAATCACCAGCTAATGTTCCACCCTTTTCAGATGTTGCATTTATTCCTGGTCCTTTTGGAATAGGTATGTAGACCTTTTTGTTCATAAAGTTTTTAATTTTATCAATAGTGCTTATTTTACTAGATTTGACACCTTTGCCACCCGTCACAATTGGGTCTGAGGCCTTTCTAAATTTTTCTAAGTCAGATCCTCTACCTTTGTCGACATTTATGCCAAGTGCGTTAGCTTTTCCTGATAGTAATTTAGCACCTAAAGCGGCACCAATTCCAAATCGTATAGCCTTTTTAAGTTTATTTTTTTTTGACATGATAATTATCTCCTTGTTATAACACCTTTATAGTATCATGCAAACAGATTAACTACTAGACCACCCTGATTTCTGTACAGTTTAAAAGGAGTGCCTTTCATTTCAGGGGTAATTTTGATAGCAAAAGCATTATAGTAATTATCTGGATCATCTGTATTAATTACTTTTATATCCTTGCCACCTGCTCTATAAGCGTTGGCTTCATCTTGTGTTTTAAAGGCAGCAATGTGCCTTTCATTTGCAGCACCTTTTAATTTTAATTTATTAGCTGTAGTTTTATTATGAATCTCTTCAACTATTTTATATGGTTTTGTTGGATCAGATTTAGATATTTTAATCATTCTAGCTTCCGAGTTATATTGTTTAGCTAACTTTTTAAATATCTCAGGGATTTGTGCAGTCATCTGATAGTTTGATTCAGTGACATCTCCTTTTTTTATACTTTTGTTTTTTAATCCTTTCATACCTGCTCTACCATCTGCACCGCCATAAACATTCCAATTACCTTTAGCACCAAAATATTTATCAGCACCAGACCCTCCTATGTTTCTTCCAACATGAATTCTTTCAACTGGATTTACTGCAACCCATTCGACACCATCATCTGCTGCTTGTTTAATTAAATTCTTAACAGCATAATCATTGTACTGAGCACGTTCCAACATCGGTAAGTATGGTGGTAGTTCTCTAAACTTTTGGCTATTCATGTTAAAAGCATTAACAGTGCTTTTTTTAAGTTCCTCAATATCATTATCCAAAGCTCTTACTTTCTTTTGATCATCAACACTCATTTTTAAACCTTTGCCTGTTAACTCCCTCATTTGATTTATTTTGTTTTTAATAAGTGCTGTATAAAAAACATATTCTTGTTCTATGTTAAATGGATTTAATCTTTTACCTACTTTATCTGCATCTTCTAACGATCTACTATAATCAGATTGTATTTCATCTATTGCGTAAACTTTCTTATTTGGATTTTCTTGGAGAGATCTCATTCCATATCTTGTATGTAATATTTGATTTTTTAATTTATCATAGTGACCTCCTGTGTAATTCAAACCAAAAGGAACATCTTTAGGATAATAAACTACATCTTCAAAATACTTTTCACTGCCTCTTTCTCTGTAAGAAAACTCTTGTCCATACTTAGGCATAGAGGCTTGGTTCTTGTTTACTTGCACTGCTCTTTCTATATTTCTGTAGGCTGAAGCTAATTCATCTGCTTCTTGTTTAGATATAAGTTCAACTCCTTTTAGTTTTTTGATCTCATCAGAAAATTCATTTAGTTTACCTGCACCTACATTTATTTCTTTAGGTGCGTATATATTTGGTTTACCTGTAGCAACTAATTCTTGCATAACAGATTTTTGATTTTTCGCATCTATGATTAAATTTTGTAAATCATCTTTATATTTATCTAGACTCTTATCATTAAGGTTATCAATTTTTTGAATTGCTTGGTTTGCTTTCGCGACAAACAAATTAGCAGCAAGATCAGTTTTCTTATCAACATCAGCTACATAAAAATGTCTTTTTGTTTTTAGATTCAGTGCAGGAGATTTTTCAATCATAGAAAGTAAATCAAATTTGCTAACGGGTATATTTTTTTCATCTGCAACTTTTAAAAAGCCACCAATAAGTTTTCCATCTTTATCAAACTTAGCAATGTTTGTTTCTTCTAATTCTTCTCTTGTGATGTTAGATCTAATTTTTGTGTTAGGTACTTTTAGTGTACCCATTCTGTTTTCATTTTGAAATTCATTTATCCAATTTTTAGCTTTAATTGGTTTGTTACTAGGATGTTTTGCTAGAAAGTCATAAGCTGCAGAACCAAATCTTGTAGACTTACCACCTACTGATAAAGGGTTCAAATCTACTCTTGCTTTTATCTGTTTACCAAGTTCATCAAAAGTGTTTGAAGGTTTTCTTTGAGCTTGTTCTGCTAAAACAGATTTAGCTCTATCCATCTTTGTTGGGACTATTTCTAAAACTTCATCGACCTGATCTTTAATAGCTGGCACCGTGTTCCGTGTTTCGGGGTTCCTAGGTATCTTAGTCCCGAACACACGTGCAACCCTCCCGATCCCAGGTGCACGATTTAAAAAATAAGCAGCAGCTCCACCGACTGCTCCTAAAGTTAAAAGCCCACCTACGGGAGAAGGATCATAATCAAACCCTTCGTCAGGTTTTGCAGGAACTGCATTGGTCGGCTCTTCTGCTAAAATTTCTTCGATAGTTTTATTGACGTCAGACATTACTTGATAAGATCTTTAATGTACTCTCCACCTTTACCAACAACAACATCTCCACCTTCATTCATTGTAGGGATATCTCTATTTAGCATTTGATTTTCTCTCGCGTCTTCAAAAGTAAAAACAACAGCAGGATTTCCCATTTTACCCATGTCATCACCATAAGCAGCTTTTTTTAAAGCTTTGTTTAATTTTTCGCCTGGGGTTTTTTTCTTTAAAAATTTTGATGTTGTACTTTTTTGTACCTTGCCTTCTTTTTTTGCTTTTTCTAATTGTTCTTTTAAGCTAGTGGCTGTATCACCTATATCCATTTTTTCCTCCTAATAATATTTGTACTGTTTTGGATTAGGATAGTCATACATATCCTCTTTCCAATCAGTAAGTAGTTCTATAAAATTACCTTGTCTGTATCTTAACATGGCTTGAGACATACTATCTACATAGTCATCATGTGCACCATGAGGAAATGCAGCGCATTCTTCAATCACTTCCTCAGCCCAGTGTTCTCCCTCTGGATACCATATGGCTCCAGATTCGAAAAGTGGTGCAACCGAGTTAACTCTGACAAATTTATCTTTACCCTTGGTTGGTACGAAATCTACCACGGGTATTCCCATTCGTCTAAATTCTTGAGCGAGTGGTTGTCCTGTTGCCTTAGCTTCAATAACCACGGTCTCAGGCTCCCAGTACTTGTACTGTTCGAGAGCTATGGCTTTTAATTCAGGAAAATCATACTTACCCTTCATCGCGTCTAGTAGGATAACATTTGGTTCTTTGCCTTCTTCTGGAAAAAAGATTCCCCAAGTTGTAATAGCAGAGTAGTCTGCAGTTTCTTTTTTTGAAAATGCTGTATCATAAGATTGTATAATTCCTTGTAAATTTGGAACATCTTTTTTCTTCCAAGGTCTCCACCATTCTCTTTTGATAATCGCACCTTCTTCAGAAGTTGGTTCTTGCATGTATTGTGCTGACCAATTTCTTATTGGTAAAGATGCTTTAACTTTCAGTAATTCTTCTTTCTCCCAATACTCAGGCCACACAGGTTCTTCATTAGGCATGATTGCAGGGAAAGAAATTTGTTTCCACCTGTCTGCCTTTGGTTCTTTTTGCGCCTTGATCAATCTGCCTGTAAGGTCATCCTGAGCCCATCTTGTCATTACGACAACAATTGTTCCTCCAGGTTGCAAACGTTGTCTGGGTCCTGATACGTACCAATCAAAACTTTTTTCCATAGCCGTATCAGACAAAGCATCTTGCTCAGTATGTGGATCATCGATAATAAGTAAGTCCGCCCCTCGTCCTGTGATAGAACCGCCTACCCCCGCTGCATAATATTCGCCACCATGATTGGTCTCCCAACGTCCTTTAGCCTTACTATCTTCTCTTAGTTTAACATCTCCAAAGATCTGTTTATACTCTGGACTGTCCATTAGATTACGAACCTTTGAACCGAACCTTGCTGATAATTCTGAGTTATGTGATACCTGCATAATTTTTAATTTTGGAAACTTCCCTATCATCCAAGCAGGAAATAAATATGATGCAAATTCTGATTTAGTATGTCTAGGAGGCATATTAATTATGAGCCTTCCTTTTCGTTCTTTAGAAATTTTTGTAAATTCTGCTGCTATTATCTGATGGTGCCCCCATCTTTTTGGGTTCTTATCTAATCTACATATGAAGTCAGGCCAAACATTTTTTACAAAATATATAAAATTATCCTGACAAAGTTTAATATGTTCTATAAATTTTTTTTCAACAACAGCTCTTAACTGGTCAGTTGTTAATAATTCTTTTTGTACCATCTATATTTAATCTCACTATGAACTTTTTCTTGCCACTCCCTACCTGGTCTAGTTGTCCAACCTTTACCTTTTGCAAAGGGTCGAGTGACAGCTTCTTTTTCAAAGCCACAAGCATTCAAACTAATACCTGACTCTTTTTGTAGGGTATAAGTAATAATTTTTTTGCCACCCATAAGCTGCCATATGTTCCAAGCTTTTGCATACAAAAAACTATTAACATTTTTTGTTCCATCAGAACAGGTTCTTAGTACCTCTGCAGTATACCTATTATCTAACTTTCTAGCTACAGGTCTACCAAGCACTAGGATTCCTACTAATTTATCATTCTTCAAAGCTCCTAAACAAAATTTACAACCTCTTACCTTCTTACTATGTCGATGTAACTTAATTATAAAATTGTTAGCTTCAGCCATTGAAATAGGGATACATTTCATTTTCATTTTGGGTCCCCTTTTGTATCATAATAAAATAAACTCGACTACATGTATAGATCTTATTCTCAAGGCGATCTCTGTGTTCCATTGTAAGTTGTAGAACGTCACAAAATGTTGTGGTTATTGATCTTATGTCGTACTAGATATTGAGCCTTCTAGCAACGTCACCTTCGGGGAGAAGCTGTACCAGGCAGCAGCATCTGCCTGCTGCCTGTAACTTTTTAGATATAAGGATTGTGTAAAGAGTTAGTTCTTTTTGGTGGTATTAATTTATTCCAAGTTGGTTTGTACTTTTGTATCCAACGTCTTTCATACCATCTTATTTTATTATGATCTTTTACTCGCAGTATTTTTACAACGCAGTTCATTCTATCTAAATCATAAGAACGTAAGCGTTGATGAACGTCAAAAAGAGACATTCCAATATAACGAATAAGTTTTGTTTCTTTACCAATAAGAAAGTATATCCCCCCATAAGCAGAGGGGACATAGCTAGGTTTTAGATTGAATATTCTTTTACTCATTATTCAACTGTTCAAGAATTGGTTTTAAATTTCTAATTAGATTTTGTTTTAATTCTTTAACAATATCATCATTAGGATACTTAACCAAAATTTCTTCAACTGCACTTTCTAACTGTTTATACATAAACTGATAGTTTAAACTAGTTGTAGGGTTGTCAGTTGGTTGGTCAACTTGTTGAGCATTTTGCTCAACAAGTGTTGTATTAAGTATGTTAATTAAATCGTTATTAGGCATTAGCACCTCCGACTTTTTCATACTTAACTTTGATTTCAGTTGTTTCTAATTCAACCAAAAATTCCTCGTACAGTTTTGGATATTTTTCTTTGAATTTAGATGTATCAAATCTTTTCATCTTTCTTTGAATAAGTTGAGCAAAACCCTCAAACTCATTGTCCATATCATTTAAGATAATAAGATTTGTTTTTAAGTCTTTGAAATATTCTACATATTCAGGTTTCATAAGACTTGTTTGTTTTGTGTATTCTGAAATTGTACTTTTCAAAATACCATAGTTTAACAATGCAAGTTTTTGTTTTTGACTTGCTTTTTTAACTCTTATTTTTTTAAGAGTGTTTTTTTGCTTTGTCATAACTTTACTCCTTTGTTTTTGTTTAAGTTATAACTATCTTATATAGATAAGATTTTTAAAAACAACCCTTTTTTTTACTATTTCAAAAAAAAATTTCCTCCATAGAGCCACGCACATTAAGATTTCGACCTCAATGCGACCTATACCTCATAGCCTTTTTTTATCAAACCAACTTTTAAATTTTCCGACATAGTTCCGTGCTGGGACTTTAATCTTTCTTCTTAAAATAACTAGAGAACGCAGAAACGAGAAACGAGACGGCACGGTTTGACCGTGCCGATTGTATAAATAATAAGCACAACATAGATAGACTACTACTTCAACAAATTCGAAATCCATTACTATCTTCGCAGAACTCAATGAACTCTTTTACGTTTTCCAAAGTGAATGGATAAGAACTTCCATAATCATATTTAGATTGAATCCAATTCCACGTGTCATGGTCTTCAGCAGGGTAGTCTCTTGGTGCTAGACCTTTCTTGTTTGTTTCAGCTTCAACTTTCTTCCGAAGCATTTCATGTAGCTTATTTACTTGGGCGTTGTTGGTCTCGGCTTTTTTTGTATCTTCCTTTGTTTCATCAATAGCTTTTTTTACCATGCCATTATCAATCAAAGCCCTTAATTGATTTGCTATCTGTTTCGCTTTTTCGCCACTTACCTCATGTCCCTCGTTATGTTGCCACGCAGGTTTATCTTCATGCTCAATAACTCCCGTGTGTTCACATACAAATTGAGCGAGGCGTCTCCACCACCAAACATTGTTTCTGAAGTATTCGCCCTTTTCTGTTTTGTGTTGTCCTAGACTGTATAAATCAAAGCCCATATTTTCTCCTTTTGTTTATGTTTATCCCATCAATGTAAGACTTTATTTGGTAAAGTCAAGTACAAAATTTTCACGATCCACGAGAGCTTCTGGAAGAAAAACTGGGGGGCTGGCTCTGGGAGCTGGTCTTTACACTCTTGAGTGTCGCCCAACGAGGAACTACCAACGAGACCACGCCTCTTCCACCCGAACCTCCTCCAGCATCACCAGCTGTGGCGCCAGGGACATTACCATAATGTTATAGCTGCTAGGACCGCGAACGCAATAAACGAGGGAACGCGAGCTGCAATGGCTGCCGAAACGGCAGCCCATCCAATGATCATGATCCCCACTAACATGTTACCTGCCCCATGTGATTCCCTCCACATCTGTCTTGAACTTAACGTGTTGACGCAACTGCATCTTCGTAAGGATCCTTGGCACGTTGTCTAACAAACCTTCACCTTTGAGTCTGCTGCCCTTGGTAATGCGTACCCACATTTTCTCTGTGCCACCGCGCTCCTTGAACCACACGTACACATACTCCCGCATCGAAGGCCTTCTCTCCAGTGCTTTTATTTTAAAATATGTTTCTTTGCCGTGTTCAGGGCACGAGAAGACAACATTGTCTTCTTCCATTTGTTTGGCTTCTTCTGAGTCCAGAGGATCTCTCCAAATAAATTTATCTTTGGTCATAGTATTACCCCCACGAGCTTCAGGATAACAATGATGCTAACGCAAAAGGTTAGCTCTACTAGTATACTTTTAGACATTTCTTTCTCCTATGTTATGTGTCCCATGTATATAAGACTTCTATCTCCTGCTGTCAAGAATTTTTTTCCAGAACTTTTCCCACACGAGTCGTGAGCTCTGGTGCTGGGCTCAGCGTCCTATCCTCTTGGTCAGCGAATGGCGATGAACGAGGACGAGGAAACGAGGACTTGGATACCATCACCTGCTTCCCAGATCCACGCTGCACCAGCCAGTATCCTATTTACCTGAGTGGTGTCAAACGAGAGTTCATCAACGAGAACGTAGGATCGGGAGACATTCGCTTCCGCAGCACCCAGCTCCTGGCGCCAGAGTCCATGCTTCTTGAGTGGCATAAAACGAGGAAACGAGAACGAGCTAACGTGGACTTCGGGCTGCAGCACCAGCCGTTCTGGCCAGTAGGTTCCTGATCCCTGTTGTGCTTATGTCCGAGGACGTAGCAACGAGGTCAACGCAACGAGATTCACGGTTCACGGCCAGAATTTCTATGGCTCTTTGCTTGAGGGGGGAGTTCAGAATAAATACTTTACCACCTGCCCTTTGATATTTAATATGCCAATTGATTTGCCACTTTGACAGGCCTCGATTCTTGAGATCATTTGCTTTGAGTTCGAGCCAAAAAATAGTATTGTTTAGCACACAATGAACATCTGGAATTCCATTAGTTGTACTGCTTTCTACCCTTGTAAAATGTGCGTTTTCTTTAATCTTCTTGATACGATTCCACAGCTTAGTTTCACCAGTTTGAGACACAAATAAATCCGATCAAGAATTGCAAATGCAACCGTAAAAATCACCACTTCCATCTTTCATAACATGACGATTTATGGGTGAATCTAAATAGTCTGTAAGGTGTAATCTTACGATATCACATAGATTAAAACAGTCTAATTCAGCATAAATTTTTACATTTTGTAACATTTCTTTGGTAACTTCTACCAACGAATATAAACCATCATTGTAAATAATCAGTTCCATTATAATTTCCTTATTGATGTTATTACACTATTAGGAATAATAGTTGTATTTCCTACACTCTCCATGTGACCTGCATCTCCTTCAGCTCCGTCCTTTAAACCAAAATCAGCAAAGATTCTCGTAATACCTTTTGAACGAGACAACAAATGTCCCTTAGTAACACATCTTCCTAACTGACTTTTATGCACAGCATCAATTGTTTGCCAACCTGCCTCTCCAACAATATCTAACCACTGCACTTCTACCAAAGGGTACTTATCAATTTGAGTTTTTTCAAGTTTTTTATTTATCTTTATGATTTTTCGTGATGACATATACGTTTCCTATACTAGTTGTTAATGTGCTGTTATGCACTTCGTTAAATACCTTCATAAACATTTTCCAGTCTTTAGTCTTTAACAGACGTTTCTGGCGTAATGTCAATGATGTTTTTGGCTTCACCGATTTTCGACTCAAGCTCATCTAAACGTTTCTCCAATTGCTCTCTTGATAATCCTTCTAATCCTAAATGTGTTACTTCTTTTCGATCAACAAAGAAACCTGCCATTTTGCCTTTTGCTACCTCAGCATTAATTGCTGCAGTAAACTGACCTTTGTTCTCTGCACCGTTTCGTAACCTGTCATAAGTTTTATAAGATTTTAATTTATCTTTTTCGTAAATTGCTAATTCTTGAGCCATTCGTTTTTCTAAGTATCTACAAACATGTGGATTAACATCAGGATTGGTTAATCTACTTGCTGTCTCAGTAGGGCCATATTTGTTTTTGGAAGTGTAACCAGCTTCTTTAGCTGCATCTACCTTCGAAATCTTGCCATAATTCTCTACGTAAATATCTACAAATCTTTTTTGTTTTGGTGTTAATTCAGTAATTGTCCGTAAAGCTTTTGATTTTTGTGGCATGTCCATATACTATACCTCTATCCTAGAAAAATAAATACAGGTCAATAAAATTCTATTTTTTGTTCGTAAGAAATGTAATTTTTCCTAGAATTCTAGGAAAATTCCTAGTAGTTTCCTAGTTCTTTTTGTTCTATTAGTATTGATATTACTTGTTTTTCCTAGTTTCCTAGTAAAAAGTGTTGAAATGAAAAAAAATTATTTATTTTTTTTTCTAAGTAAAGGGTATAGGGAAACACACTACATTAGAACGTTTCTAAAGTACTTTTTGGTTGATTTTCATGTGAATCACGTATATCTCTATAGTGTTTTTCATTTAGCTCTTTTCTCACATAAACAGGAGGTCAACATGGATTGGATCCAGGGGGAAACCCCTTCCATGCTGGCCCGTGAGCCGTGGTCAATTGCTCTTGACAACAGGTTCAAAAAAATTATATACCGTACACGATTAATTAATCATCCCTACGTTTATGTTTAAGGTAGCTCTGGGGAGGGGAGACTCGAACCAGGGCTTAAACAATCACAGAAATAAGGATACTAGTAAACAAAGCTGTCGTTGCATCACTCACGCATCTTCGTAAATGTTCTAAATGTTTACGATGGTATTTTTTAGATTCATGCTCCTTACAATCACGGTACTTGTGATATTGAACATAATATCTTCTCCAGGCTACTTGTTTTTGGGTAAATTTTATATCACCTCTTTTAATGGCTTTTATATACTGTTCTTTTACATGCTCAGGGGTAAAACCTGACCAGTAACAAATCCTTTCGAAATCATCGTTAGAATTAAAAATCCAGTTATGTGCATCGAATTTATATACACTAGACTTACGATCATTTTGATTAGTTGCTGAATCTTCAATGGCATTACATAAAACACCACGCCACAGCTTCTCCTCTGATGGCACCTCTTGTGTAGAAAGTAACTTAGCTGCGAAGCTAGTGCCCATAAGTTTTAATAAGGTAAGTGAGTAAGTCACGATAGTAAACTACCCTTTCTGGGTCACTTCTTTTTTTCTTGAAATGGAAATTATAATCATCTTCAACATTTTCTATTAAATTTGTTATATCTTGTCCAGTCCATCCCTCTATTTTAGGTATATCAAGAAAGTCCTTAAATAAACTCATATCTATAGTGTACTCATTTGCCATCTAATTTTCCACCTTCTATAACATTTAACCGCACTATCTTTGCCTTCTTTTCTACCCTTTTTTGCTTAAAATTTTTCCATATCATTTGTATATCCTGCATAAAATTTGGATCAAATGTTTCATTGTAATCAAATTTTTGACCCATATACAATCTAAACATCACACCTGTTACAAGTGCGTACTCTTTCATAGTCAATTTTTTTGCAAGTATATGTATGGATTTATGTAAATCGCTAATGTCTTGTGTATTTTTTGCCACGAATCAATTCCTTTAATTTTGTTAAAATGCTAACAATTATTGAGCCGTGACTCGTGTTGATTGGTTCTAGATACCCATTACCATCGCAATGCTGACATAACTTTAAAGGATCTGTAGCTTGTAGTTCTTCTGCGTTTGCAAAATATCCATTTCCTTTACAGGTTATACATATTTCGTATGATTGTACCTTATCAAAAGGATTAATTTCTTTAATACCAAATGTCAAACCTTTTTTTCTCATATACCCCCTCCTTTTCTCATTGCATCCAAACTGAATGTCTTATCATGGTATGGTTTAGTTCTTGGATTTTTACCTTTAGGCCACCTACATTTTATTTTCATTATTCTTTCATTATGCATTTTACCAGATACAATTATTATATCATGACCATTTTCATGACTATGCACATGATGTCTTATATACTCTGGAAGTGTAATTTCAGAATTATCTTTTTTACTCATTAATGATCCTTTCCTTTTCTGAAACAATCTTCTAACAAGTCCAATCTTTTATTTATTTTATCAATATCTTTTTTCAAAAGATCTTGCATAACATTCATCGCTTTTAAAAGAGTTGTTAACTGTTCCATTGTATGTTTGCTAACAATAACTTTATCTTTTTGATTTGCCATTGAGTAAAGTTTTTAAATATTTATCAACTGGTTGTTTTGTTTTCTTTGCACGAATGTCTACGTATTCATGTATCATTTTAGATATCATGCTCGCAGGTGATCTAAATTTAGCATCACACAAAGCTTTTAATATATCGTAATCAGGCTTTCTTACTGCTACTGACTTAAATTTATTTATATCCATGTTTCTTGCACTCCTCTTTGCATTGTTGCCTGGTTTTTATTTTAGGATCATACATTACGTTATGCACCCTTTCAAAGTAAGGATTCACATCACTAAAAGGATAACCCTTTCGCTTACTTATTCTGTTTATAGCAGCAAGCATACTATCTCTCCAATCTTTCTTTACCATATAATAGGACCCAGGATTAAACCTAGAATAACTAATAAAGTTTTTGGAAACGAAATTAACAAAATAAATATTAACAAAAAAAATTCTAAATTATCAAATTTCATAATTAATAAAATTTTGGTAAATTAACTTTATG